GTATTGAAATATACGGCAATACAAACCATATCGCTTCTTTCATTCAGGAACAGTATCCTGGTCAGATTCAATATGACATGAGTCTCATCAATATCGTTATGTTCGACATCGAATATGACACTACAACCGGTTACACTACGACGGATGAAGCAGAAAGGCCAATCAATTCGATTGCGTTTAAGTCTTCAAAAAGCGATACGTATCATCTTCTTACTTTAAAAGGATATGACAAGTCAAAGACTATTACTGGCATTGATCCAGATAAGATTCATCATATGTCTTTTGAAAAAGAAACTTCTCTTCTTTCTCGGTTTGTTCAACTTTGGACTAATGATTATCCAGATATTGTAACTGGTTGGAACGTTGAATATTTCGATATTATGTATATTATCACTCGTATTAACAAACTATTCGGTGAAGAAAAGGCTAAACAGCTTTCACCTTGGGGCAACATTCGCAAAACTTCGCGCGAAATCTTCGGTAAGATGCAGTCCACATATCAAATATCTGGTGTAGCTATTATTGACTATATGGACGCTTTCAAAAAGTTTGGATATAAGTATGGTCCGCAAGAATCATACAAGTTAGATCATATTGCTCACGTTGTTCTTGGTGAAAAGAAACTCGATTATTCAGAGTATGGTTCTCTTAGTGAACTCTATATTCAGAACCCACAACTATTCTTTGACTACAACCTAAAAGATACTCATCTTATCGAATTGATGGAAGAAGAAACTGCTCTTCTATCTCTGGTTATGACTGTTGCTTATGGTGGTGGAGTTAACTATGGCGAAGCATTCGGCACAGTTGGTATTTGGGAAACAACATTGTATCGCAAACTAATGGGAAAGAAACTTATTCCGCCGCTAAAGCGTGGCCCAGGCGATAGAGCAGGTGAACTTGTCGGTGGTTACGTTAAGGATCCAAAGGTTGGTATGCATTCTTGGATTGTTTCGTTTGACCTTAACTCACTGTATCCTCACTTGATGCTTCAATATAACATGTCACCTGAAACATATATTCCAGATCAACGTGAATACGTTTCTCAGGAAATGGTTCTCGAAGATAGATTTAAAAACACGAATTCTGATCGTTCCGTGTGCGCTAACGGAGCTTGCTTCTCAAATAAGCAACTCGGTATTATTCCAGAGATCATTGACGAATACTATGGCAATCGTTCTAAAATCAAAAAGCAGATGCTTGCAGTTGAGCAAGAAATGGAAAATGAAAAAGACAAGGTTCGCAAAGCAGATCTTAAACGCCAGATGACTCAGTTGCACAATGCTCAGATGGCTATCAAGATTGCTATGAACAGTTTGTATGGTGCAACCGCAAACATATATTTCCTCTATTATATTAACGATATGGCGGAAGCAATCACGACAAGCGGCCAGTTATCTATTCGTTATGCTCAAAAATCTGTAAACGCGTATCTTAACAAAATTCTTAAAACAGAAAATAAAGACTATGTTATCTATATCGACACCGACTCTATCTATGTCGATATGTCAAAGCTTGTTGAAATGTCGTTCGGAACCACAAACATTACAAGACAACAAGGTGAAGAATTCCTTGACAAAGTCTGCCGCGAAAAGATTGAAGCAGTTATCGCTCTCGGATATGAGAACCTTGCGAAAAAGATGGGTGCGTATCGAAACGCAATGTCTATGAAGCGTGAAAAGATTACTGATAAAGCTGTGTTCGTTGCTAAGAAACGCTACATACTGAATGCTCTTAACTCAGAAGGTGTTCACTTCGCCAAACCAAAGATTAGCGTAACTGGTATCGAGTCTGTTCGTTCTTCAACTCCTGAAGTCTGCCGAGAAAAGCTTAAAGAAGCCTTTGCGGTTATTATGAATGGCACTGAAAAAGATACACAGCAATTCATCGAACAATTCCGACAAGAGTTCTTTACTCTTCCCGCAGAAGATATTGCTAAGATTTCTGGCACTGATAACATCGAAAAATATATGGAAAACGGAACATACAAAAGAGGATGCCCTATGCATGTTCGTGGATGTATTCTTTACAATAACTTCTTGAAAGGTAAAGGTTTAGACAGCCGTTATCAAACAATTCAAAGCGGAGATAAAATTAAATTTGTTTATCTCAATCTTCCAAATCCAATTCGTGAAAATATGATTTCTTTCCCCAACGTTCTTCCAAAAGAATTTGCTATTGAGAAATACATAGATTATGAAACACAATTCGAAAAAGTATTCTTGAGTCCAATCGAAAATATTCTTGGTGCCGTTGGTTGGGCTTCTAAGAAGATAGACACAATCGAAGATTTCTTTTCATAATAAAGAATTGAGAATGACGTTAAACACACAACGATACTTATAATAGATAACTGAAAGGAAACTAAATGAGTAATGACTGGGTCAAAGATATTCATGAAATGCATGCTCACTATGGTATGCATGAAAAATTTGCTGAATTTGATGAAGAGAAGAAGATAATGTTCCTATCGTTTAGGGCAAACTTTCTTCAAGAAGAACTCGACGAACTCAAAGAAAACATTAACAACCCTGAGGAAGTAGTTGATGCTCTGATCGACTTATGCGTGGTTGCTATTGGTACTCTAGACGCGTATGGCATTGACTCTCATAAGGCATGGGACGAAGTTCTTAGAGCAAACATGAACAAACGTGTTGGAGTAAAACCTGGACGTTCTAACCCACTCGGACTTCCTGACCTTATGAAACCGGAAGGTTGGACTGCGCCGTCTCATGAAGGAAACCATGGTAACCTTCCAAAATAATTTAATAAAAATGAAAAAAAGGGTTTACAAGACTCCTTTTTTAGTTTATACTGATTCTATAAGGTAAAACAGAGAGAATCAAAATGACCAAGTTTGCTAAATTCGACCGTACCAATCTGAATGCTCTTCGTGCTGAGATGAGCGCTCTCTTGAGCAAGTACGGTGTTGACTTGAACCTTGAGTTTGAAGTCGGTAACATGAAGTTCAGCGAAGCTGAAGTTGAGATTAAAGTCAAAGCAAAAGTCAAAGGTGCCAAGACTTTCACTAACGTGATCCTTGAGTCTCGTGCTGCTGCTCTCGGCTTGAAGCTGAAGAACAAAGCAGGTGACGAGCTCGTTGACTATAACACTCGCGCTCACAAGATGCCGTTCGTCTATCGGTGTGGTAACACCGGTAAAATGTTCAAATGCGACGATCGTACTGCAAAAATGCGGTTTGCTGCTTAATCAAAGTAAAAAAAGGACTTCTAATGGGTAAACATATTAAAACTCAACTGGACTACGATCTAATCGAAACTCTTGCACAGGAGTTGCATCGAGTGGATCCAGATAATGCTAAACTGAAACACTATCTGGCAATGGATAACTTTGAAGGTGGAGAGCTGCGTAAGGCAGTTACAAAGGTGAGCAAATGATTGACACAGCAGGCGCATATATTCTTATTCTAATCAGCTCTTATAACGGAGCTGCTATTACAACACTGGAATTCCCTAATTATGATTCTTGCAAATCTGCTATTACACAGCTTGAGCCGGTGCGCGCCTTGGAAGGATATTGTATTGCAAAGGAAGTAAAATGACTGACGAAGAACTGGTGAAGCGGCTGCGGAAGCGGCAAGAGTTTGAGTCTATTGACGGGTACAAGCGGATTGAGTGGAAAGATGAAGATGCTCTCGAAGCCGCCGACCGCATCGAAGAACTGGAAGCCAAGCTGGCGAAGGCGGTGGAGGTTCTGCGGGAGATTGCGGGTGAGTGCGGTTGCTCAACAGCCCGCGCCACGCTGGCCGAGATTGAGGGAGAGAAGACATGACTGACGACCCGACCCGCACCGAGCCTGCATACTTCGGCACGTCTGAGCAACTTCTGAACGCTCTGACCGAAATGCAGCGCCGCGAAACTCGCATACAAGAGCGGGCCATCCTGTGTGCCGCCCTCGAAGCCCTGATCGACAAGCCCGCCCCCGCGCCTGACAAGGTGGGTTATAGCCAAGCCAAGCGCGACCTTTGCTTGTTCTTGGACCCAGACCTTGCGAGCGCAGATGCTTGGGGATGGGATGATGACAGCGTGTTCGCGGCGGCACTGGCGAGGCTGACTACCCCCAAGCCTGACCAAATCGACACCGTGGCCCGCACCACGCTGGCCGAGATTGAGGGAGAAAAGTGATGGTAAGTAACGAAGAACTAAAATCTCCAATTAATGCCTTCCAACAGTTAATGGCAATTACGGCAGAAGAATCGGGTGAATTAACGCAAGTCTGCATG